AACACTGGTTGACAACTTGTATGTTGCACCAACAGGTGATTCAGAAGACTCAACAGTGGGTAACGAGGTTATCGCTACAAACTGGAAGAGATTGAGCTACACTGCATCTACAAGTGCTCCTACCAACGAGCCTGTAGATGGCACACTTTGGTACGACACCAAGATCGACGAAGCAGACATCATGGTACACAACGGAACAACATGGGTTGGATACGTAAATCAATATGCTTCAACAGATCCAAATGGTCCACAGTTCAGTGCCTCAGCACCGACCACACAGTCAGACGGTACAGCACTTGTGACCAATGACTTATGGATCGACACCAGCGATCTTGAGAACTTTCCAAAACTCTACAGATACAACACATCTGCCACACTAAGTTCAAGCAACACCGCAAACCAAGTTGTTGTCACAACATCAGGCGCGGCCTGGGAACTTGTTGATAAGGCAGATCAGACCACAGAAGACGGTGTTGTTTTCGCAGATGCTAGATGGCACACTTCAACAGACAGGAACGCCAACAACAGCACACAGGCGGGTACCGCTTCAACCATCAAGAATCTACTAAGTGACAACTTCTTAGATCCAGATGCTCCAGATCCAGCACTATATCCACAAGGTATCATGCTTTGGAACACTAGGAGAAGTGGTTACAACGTGAAGGAATACAGAAACAGTTACATCACAACGACTGCTTATCCTGGATCGGGTTCAACAGGATTGGGTAACATAAGATACAACAACGAATCGGTTGCTGGTTACTACCCAGACAGATGGGTGACCAAATCAGGCAACAACGCGGACGGCTCTGGCACTTTCGGAAGGAAGGCACAGAGAAAGGTCATCGTGGCACAGTTAAAATCTGAGATGGACACAAACCAAGCAATCAGGGAAGACCAAAGGGGCTACAACGTTATCGCTTGTCCTGGATATCCAGAATTGATCCAGAACATGATCAACCTAAACACCGATAGGAACAACACGGCATTTGTGGTTGGTGATACACCAATGAGATTAGCGGGCACAGCCACAGCGATCACAAACTGGGCAAACAACACAGCGGCCGCCACAGACAACGGCGAAGACGGTCTTGTTAGTTCAAGTGATTACTTGGGAGTGTTTTATCCTTCAGGATCAACCACAGACAACACAGGCAAGTCGATCGTTGTTCCACCTAGTCACATGATAATGAGGACACTGGCGAACAACGACAACGTTGCTTTCCCATGGTTCGCTCCAGCAGGTACTAGGAGAGGTGTCGTGGACAATGCCACAGCAGTGGGCTACATTGACGCCACATCGGGAGAATTCCAAACAATATCTGTTGCGGAGTCAGTGAGAGATAGTATGCACGAGGTAAAAGTTAACCCAATAACTTTCTTCTCAGGTGCTGGTATCGTGAACTTCGGTAACTTGACCAAGACATCGGCAAGTTCAGCATTAGACAGAATTAACGTGTCAAGATTAGCAGTGTATCTAAGAACACAATTAGATGCTATTGCTAAACCGTTCATCTTTGAACCAAACGATGAATTAACAAGGAACGAGATCAAACAAGCGATCGAGTCATTCTTGTTAGAACTTGTTGGTCAGAGGGCGTTGTATGACTTCCTAGTAGTTTGTGATGACACCAACAACACACCTACAAGGATCGACAGGAATGAACTGTATGTCGACATCGCGATCGAACCAGTGAAGTCGGTCGAGTTCATCTACATACCGTTGAGAATCAAAAACACAGGAGAGATTGCAAATTTAGGGAACTAATTTTGGAATAAATAGATAGGAGAAACAAATGGCAATATCAACTTTATCAAAATTCACAGTACCTTTAGCAAACGATCAGAGTTCAGCATCACAAGGCTTATTGATGCCAAAACTACAGTATCGTTTCAGAGCAATACTTGAGGGTTTTGGAGTATCAACACCGAGATCAGAACTTACCAAACAAGTAATCGACATTACAAGACCTAACTTGACTTTTGACAACGTGACACTGGACGTGTACAACTCAAAAGTATACGTTGCGGGCAAACACACCTGGGATCCAATCACGATCAACCTAAGGGATGATGTCAACAACTCAGTTACAAAATTAGTCGGCGAGCAGATACAGAAACAGTTCGACTTCTTTGAACAGTCAAGTGCGGCATCTGGAATAGACTACAAATTCACAGCAAGGATCGAAATGCTTGACGGTGGTAACGGCGCCAGCGCTCCGAATGTGTTAGAGACATTCGAATTGTACGGTGCTTACGTTGAGAACGTGAACTACAACACGCTGGCATACGCAACTTCAGATCCAGCGACGATCACTTTATCAGTGAGATACGACAACGCCATCCAAACTCCAACAGGAACAGGAATCGGAACAGCGGTATCTAGAACGATCGGTACCCTAAGTACAGGTGGTTAATCAAAATTAAGTTAGCAATTATAAACATCAAAAGCGCCTTTATATGGCGCTTTTTTTGTGACCATAAATACCCATATGCCAAGCATTAACAACTTCCTACAAGGATTCCAGGACGGCCTACCCGGAATGAAAGACTTCCGCCACGCGTCAAGATTGTACATCGACGACAACTACAAGTTGATGCCCAAACAGAAGTTCTTGTTCCACGTGGTGTTCAACACAGACGAGACCCTGTTCTATGGAGGGTTCAACACTAACGAAAGGCTTGAGCTCAACATGTTGGTGAAAAGTTGTGATCTACCAAAATACAACATGAGTGTGGAAGAGAAGACACAGTACAACAAGAAGATGTACGCGGCCACCAGGATAGCGTACGAACCTGTCAACATCACATTCCATGACGACCACGCCGACACAGTGAATGCATTTTGGAAGAAATATTACGAATACCACATAGCAGATTCCGTGTCAATGAATTCAGATCTAGCAATATCCAACACCAAGGATGACTACTACGACGGCATAGACAAGAAGAACATCACAAAATTTGGTATGGACACACCGGCGCAGAGAAAGAAACCTTACCTCAAAAGCATTGATATATTTGTCCTTCACAAACAGAGATTCACCTCAATGACCTTGGTCAATCCTGTGATAGGATCATTCAGTCATGACAACCTCGACCAAGCGGATGGGGCAGGAATTTTATCTAACACAATGCAGATACTATACGAAACTGTCATATATGGTTCGGGTGTGATAAACAGGGCAGACGTGCCTGGTTTCGCCACCATCCACTACGACAAAGAACCATCACCATTGACGGTTCTTGGAGGAGGTACAAACTCAATTTTTGGTCCGGGAGGTGTCATTGACGGCATAGGATCAGTTATCCGGAACGTGCAGTCCGGCAACATATTAGGAGCAATACTGGCCGCTTCGAACACCTACAACAATGCTAAGAAAATTAAGAAGTCAGACGTCAAGGAAGAACTCAAAGGCATAGCCAAGGAAGGAATATTGGAAGTGGGCAAACAGGCGGGAACCATAACCAATCCTGTGGGGGCATTCTCAGTGGGTGCCGCAGTGGCGGGGGCCACGTTGTTGGCCACTGCCAAGGGAACCAACGACAAGAGCCAAAAACAGAACACACGTGTGATCGATAGTCCAAGTCTGGACACGGTGACATACCTGACTGCAGAGGAATCATTCAACCTTATCACGAACAACGAATCTATCAAGGACGAAGTCGCGGCCGGCATCTATTACAAGGACATCGGGTCAAGGAAGGACCTCACAGTGGCGGAATCTGACGTGGAGTACAGCGGTGCCAGTGCCACAGTGAAAACAGTATACAGAAACAAAGCAATCACAGACATAAGAAAACTGACCACGGAAGGCTTAATAAAGATCAACAGGTCAACACAAGATGTTGCCATCAACGTTGAGAAGGCGGGACTATAATGGCTGATTTCTACACCAATCTACCACCAAAACAAAAAGACGATCTGGACAAGACCATAGAAAAACTGACCACGTCAAATTACGAGACCGATTATCAGTTCAGCGCAGGTGATTACGACAGCACGATAGGATTCTTCGTCAAGAGGGGCTTCAGTAGGACGGCGGCGGAATCAACAGCATACGCGATCCTATCGCAGGCAAAGATAGACAATGTGAGACCCCAGGAGATACTTGACAGCCTCACCAATGCCGATCCAGCGCTGTTGTCAGAACTCATAACCATAATACTAAACGCCAACAGATACAAGTCAAGTAGACTGGGTGTCAGGCAAACACTGACCACTAAAGAAACCGTCAATCGAAATATCATAGATTAATATTTTAAGGAGTACTATGTATCTCAGTCTAAATTTGCCAACCTTGGAAAAAGATAAAATTACATGGCACAAAGATAAAATTATTGATAAATCACATAATCCGGCCATCAATAAAAATAGAAAATTAGGTTACTGGTCATACCCGGTAGATGATATTACCTACGATAAACTTCAGGAATTTTTTTCAGTAGAAATTATGTCAAACTCACGGGTGTTGGTACAGTTTATAAGATCATTCGCAAATGATCATCCACATAGGGATAGTTACCCATGGACTTTCATGTACATTTTAGATGATGCCAATGGGTGTACAAATTTTTACAATGAAGAAAAAGTATTAATATCATCACACGTCACACAAAAAAATAAATGGGCTTTATTTAAATCTTGGTCTTGGCATTCTCCCGCTGGCATATTAGAAAACAAGATTAGAAAAGCCATTGTAATACGCCTAAAAAAAGATTTTGATTTACAATTTTTATTGGAGTGCATAAATGTTGCCTAGATTCGCAAGGGGCAAGTTCTCGCCCAAGAACGGAGAAAAATATGTGGGTACCAAGACGCCAACTTATAGAAGCAGTTGGGAGCATGCCTTCATGAGATTGTGTGATGAACACCCCAACGTGTACCAGTGGGCATCGGAATCAATCAAGATTCCCTACCGACATCCTTTCACGGGCAAGTACACTGTGTACGTGCCAGACTTCTTCATCGTGTACATGGACAAGAATGGCAAGAAACACGCGGAGATGATAGAAGTCAAACCCATGAGCCAGACCACGATGGAGTCTGCTGGCCGGAGCATGGCCAAGAAGAAACAGGTTGTAATCAACACCGCCAAGTGGGAGGCCGCCAGTGCCTATGCCAGACAGAGAAGAATTGGATTCAGAGTGGTGTCAGAAGAGCAACTATTCCACCAGGGCAAACGTAAGTAAATAAAAACAATGACAAAGAAACTAGAAGACATCCTAAATTTACCAAACGTCAAAGAAGCGTTCAAAGAGGTAGACAAGAAGGAAAAAGACAAGAAACTTAAGGAGACCGCCAATGGTGGAACAACAGGCAACAACCTAGATCCACAGACAAAAAAGAACCTAGAAAAAAGTTACGCGGAGTTTGACAAGATAGCGGCCGCACTGCCACAGGTCAAAGGACTTGGAGAGCTAAGTGATCTAGAACTTGACAAACTGGCCATCGAAGCAGAAGAGAGCTACAAGAATCTCATGGACCTAGGTATGAATGTTGATTCGCGATATTCGGGGCGTATTTTTGAGGTTGCAGGCAATTTCCTGCGCAACGCCATAGACGCCAAAGGTAGCAAGATAGACAAGAAGCTGAAAATGGTGGAACTACAGCTCAAGAAGATGAAACTGGACAAAGACGGCAACAAAGACGGCGGTCCAGTGGAAGAAAGTGACGGATTCGTGATATCAGACCGTAACGAATTAATGAAGAAACTGCTTAAAAAAGACTAAATATTAGGTATGAGCACATTCACACAGTATCTAGCAGAATCGACCAAGTCATATGACTATAAGATTAAGATCGTGGGGGCATCCAAAGACATCGATAAGAATGCTTTGGAAACAGCACTCCAAAAATTCGACCTTGCCAACATGTCAGCGGGCAAGACCACACCCATAATGACTCAACCACTTGATTTCCCTACCTTGAGCAACGAACAAGTGACGATATTTGATGTGACAACGAACTATCCAACAACAAGCCGAGAGATGAAAGAATACCTTTCAGACATCATGAGGATCCCGGCAACACACATCGTGGTGAGGAAACCAGGTGAGCCAACAGAGCAATACCAGGCCGACATGCAGATCAAATCAGAATACAGGAACAAACTGCACGACATCGAGTATTCAGACATGGCAAAAATTAATCCAGAAGACTTCCACAGCACAAATGCCAACATGAGCCTGCTCAAAGAATTATTAAAAGACAGACAAGAGAACAAGGACCATCCAAAGGGCGGTGAGACCGGAGTTCAAAGTCACATAGAGGAAAAAGGAACACCTAGTCCTCTGTCAAAAGCATCAAACCCACACCCAGACCCAAAAAGGAAATAAGCCATGGAAATGATCGACGTATTACAGAAACTAAAAGAGATAGCAGAATCAAAACCTGAATTGGTCAAAGACGCAGTGGAAAATGTTGAGAGAACCAATCCAAAAGTAGACGAAAGCAGAATGAAAGACTACCTGCACGACGAGGCAGAGAAACTTTCAAGAGAAGAATTCATCAAGAAACACGGCAAGAGCCTGGCAGGTTTCTGGGACTCAATCAATGGATCACAGGAGGCAACAGAGAGCAAAAGTAAACCAGACTTCCTAGACATGGACAAGGACGGTGACAAAAAAGAGCCAATGAAGAAGGCCATCAAAGACAAAGAGATGAAAAAAGAATCAGTCAACGAAGCGATACAGATTTCAACAGACAGCCCACAAGAAGCATCAATGATGATGCAGATCTTGAAACTGGCAGGTGTGCAACCTGTGGACGCGGCGATGATCGGTGCCGAGGAACCAACTGCAGAACCAGAGATGGATCAAGACGATGCGTCAGGTTCAATGGACATGGCGAGAATCAGAGACATCATTAAAAAGCCAGAAGAAGAACAAGCAGAAGAAACATTTGCGAACGAACCAGAAGAGAAGGTTTCAGACATCGACACACTAGTCAACGTACACTCAGGTGGACTTAACAGGAACAAAAAGACATACCCAAAAGTTGCCAACGGTGACAACCCAATGGCGGCTGAAGACAGGATCACAGAAGAAGAACTGGCCAACAGTCTGAGAAATCAATACGAGAGCTTCAAGGAAGCATACCAGAACGAGGCCAAGAAAGCCCAATCACCGTACGCGGTGGGCATGGCACAAGCGATGAAATCAACAGGTGACAAACCACCTCTGAAAAAGAGCACGATCAAGAAGGCTCATGACATCGCAAAGAGTGTAGAGAAGTCGCAAAAGTAATACTTTTCGCAGTACATCTCCCATCTTAAATACTACACCATGGCATATGTATCACTAGACAGCGACCAAATCAAAAAGGCGAACAAGAAACACAAGTACACCAAGGAACAGGTAGAGAAACTAGAGAAATGCATGGATCCAAAGACGGGTCCACTTTACTTCATGAAGGAGTTCATGAAGATACAACATCCTGTAAAAGGTTCCGTGAAGTTCGAGCCATACCCATACCAGGAGAGGTTGATCGAGAGCTACAACGATCATAGATTCAGTATCGCCATGCTACCCAGACAGACGGGCAAGACCACATGTGCCTCAGGATACCTGATATGGTATGCTATGTTCAGGCCCGATTCACAGATCCTGATAGCCGCACACAAATACGCAGGAGCATCAGACATCATGAGCAGGGTGCGTTATGCCTACGAGATGTTGCCATCGTGGATCAAGGCGGGCGTAACACAGTACAACAGGAACTCGATAGAATTTGACAACGGCTCAAAAATCATGGCCACAACCACGACAGAGAACACAGGTAGGGGTATGTCACTTACACTGATATACTGTGATGAGTTTGCGTTCGTGCAACCACCGGAGAAGGCCAAGGAGTTCTGGACATCACTGTCGCCAACACTTAGTACAGGTGGTAAGTGTATGATCACATCAACGCCAAACTCAGACGAAGACCAATTCGCAATGATCTGGAAGGAAGCCAACAAGAGGTTCGACGAGTACGGCAACGACAAGATAACCGGAACCAATGGCTTCTACGCCATGAAGGCACACTGGTCGGAACACCCAGACAGGGACCAAGAGTGGGCAGACGCAGAGAAGGCCAGGATCGGGGAAGAGCGATTCCGTAGGGAACACGAATGTGAATTCTTGATCTTTGACGAGACACTGGTATCGAGCATCGTGCTCGCAGACATGGAGGGCACTCCTCCCGTTGAGACCACAGGACAGGTGCGTTGGTTCAAGAGACCAACACCAGGACACACCTACATGGTGTCACTGGATCCATCGATGGGAACTGGAGGTGACTACGCCGCGATACAAATTTTCGAATTGCCCACGTTCGAGCAGGTGGGAGAATGGCACCACAACATGACACCCATGAACCAACAGATCAGGATACTTCAGGGCATCAACAAACACATCCACGACACCATAATGGAACAGGACTCCACAGCCACACCGCAGATATTCTACAGCATGGAGAACAACTCAATAGGCGAGGCCGCGCTGATGAGGGTGATGGACATAGGTGAGGAGAACATCATGGGCATGTTTCTGTCTGAACCCATAAGGAAGGGACACAGGAGGAAGTTTAGGAGGGGATTCAACACCACCGCCAAGCACAAGATCGACGCCTGTACGAAATTCAAGGAATTGATTGAGAATGACAAGATGAAGATCAACTCGCAACTGCTGATATCCGAGCTCAAAGATTTTGTGGCCACGGGCATGAGCTACAAGGCCAAGCCTGGACAGCACGACGACCTCGTCAGCGCGTGTCTGTTAATGACTCGTATGATGAAGGTTCTAGCGGACTTCGATCCAAAAATATTCGAGAAGTGGACGGACAGGGTGTCAGAGATCACCCCAATGCCCATCTTCGGATCGTTCACAGGATAATAAATACGCTATATGAATCCAAAAACATCGCAAGACCTGTTCAACAAGATCAGATCACAGTTCTCCAACATAAGACTGGGAGATGAGAACGGTGCCGCCACAGCGGATCCACAGGGCGCGGTGTTCTTTGAGTTTGAATTCCAGGAAGACGCTGACACGTTTGGAAGCGTGAGCATAAGCCTGGCGGATGGTGAGAACATGAAAGTGTATTACAACAGGGACCTCGTCAGCAAGATTGACGAGGACAGCAGAGACGAGTGGTATGCGTTCCTTAAAGAGTTGAAAGACTTCGCAGTGGAACATCAACTGAGATTTGATGTAAGAGACATAACAAAAAACAACCTAACGAAGCAGGATTATGAAAATCTAGCAGATACGAACAAAACGGTAAATACTGATGAAATGTCAGAAGAACTATCAAGGATCACCAAACTAGCCGGAATCAGCGAAGGACTCACAGGCACAGCAAAGAGTTCATTCGAGAACCTAGACAAGACTAAACTTATAATAAGACACAAAGGCAAGGTTGATGAGACGGTGCCGGGAGCAAGATCTAGGCAGATACAATCACTTTACATTGAAAACGAAGACGGCGAGAGATTCAAGTATCCTCTGACACACTTAGCAGGTGCTAGAGCGATGACAAGGCATGTCGCAAACGGTGGTAAACCATACGACGAATTTGGACAACACATTATACAGACTTCTGAAGACATAGCCAAACTTAATTCATTCTCGAGATACGTGGCAAACAAAGACCAGTTGAATGACAATGCAGGCGACATCATAGAACAATCAAAATTAAAACTAGAGAACCTGAGGGGTTACATGAGGAACCTCGCAAAACAATCACACTACGAAGCGGCATCTAAAGATTTCAAAACCACAGAAGAGCAGATACTAGATGATGAGACCGTAAACAAACTGAGAGAGAAGTTCACTATGAAAAACCTAGATAACAGAGTCGAAGACGCACTGCCAATTATCAATAAAATTATGAGTGAGCTGGAGGCAACGAAAGAAGAACCAATAGATGAATACAAGGACAAAGATGGCAACGACATGGAACCCATCGACGCTCCAATCCAACCACCAGTGGACCATGGCGCCATAGTACAGGGATTCCTAACAGATCCAGACAGCAAACTGATACTAAGGAAAGACGACACAGCAGACAAGATGCTGTCGAGGACAAAATTCACAAACAAGAACACCATGTTGAGCTCAATACTTTCAGACATAGCATCAAGGCTATTGACCAAATCAGGCGAGGAAGACAGGGTGGCCAACTTCGCTTCTAGGGTAGCGGACGAGATGGAACAGGAGAATTCGGCAACATTCAAACCAACACCAGACTACATCAAGAACAAGAAGATAGCAGTACAACTGGCCAAGAGATACATCGACGACTACAAGAAGATGCAGTCTGACCCGGCCTACAAGGACGAGATCAGGATGGAGCCGGGTGCGTTCAATCCCAAGAAGGACCTGAAAGGCAAGGCCAAAGAGACAGAAGCCTTTGAAAGTTGGGTGGACAACATCACAGAACAGAAACCCTACGTGTCAATGTACAAAGACGACAAGGGTAAAATGGTGTATGACGTGCTAGACAAAGATGGCAAGTCAGCGTTCAAGTCTTCAGAAGAGAAAGTGGCAACGGACTACCTACACAAGAATTTTGACAAACTCAAAGAGTATGCCACTGAACCCAAAGATCAAGAAATTGAAAAGAAAGACAAAGAGAACGCAACAAAACTTGATGTGACCAAAGCGGACAAGATGATGAACACAACTGCTTACAAGAGAATGAAAGCCGGTGATGAAAGATATGCCGACAAGACAGAAGGCATGGGCGACAAGATAGCGGACATGGCACAGAGCATGAGCAAAGACGAGTTCATGAGCAAGGCAGATGAACTAGGACTTACACCAGAAGAGGCCGCTGAACACTACGAGAAGATGCAGGGCGGTGCACACGCTGGCAAGTTCGAAGGCAACCAATTCGCACAGGCAGTGAACAAGGCCAAAGCGGCGGGCATGAAAGCAGGCGACAAGTTCAAAGTAGGCGACCAGGAATACACACTTAAGGAT